CAGAAGAAATTGATGAAGGAAGCCACCCATTTAACCGGGCTGGAAAATCCCAATAGCCCTACCCAGTTAAAGACATGGCTTCAAGATGAACATGGTATCAAAGTGGAAAGCCTGGCCAAAGCAAATGTGGAAGAACTGCTAGCCAAAATAAGCAATCCGACAGTGAAGCGGGTGCTGGAACTCAGACAGGATATGTCCAAAACTTCTGTTAGAAAATATGAAGCGATGGAACGGGCAGTATGCAAGGATAGGCGGGTTAGAGGGTTGTTGCAATACTATGGAGCCAACCGAACGGGACGCTGGGCGGGGAGGCTGGTGCAGGTGCATAACCTTCCTAGAAACAACATGAGCGATTTGGACTTGGGCAGAAGGCTTCTCAAGGTTGGGGATTATGAAGCTCTGGAGCTATTGTTTGACAGTGTGCCTGATGTATTATCCCAACTCATTAGAACAGCTTTTATTCCCTCTCCAGGATGCCGGTTTATTATATCAGACTTTAGTGCCATTGAAGCTCGGGTTATTGCTTGGCTGGCAGGGGGAGAGTGGGTTATAGATACCTTCAAGGGGCATGGCAAGATTTATGAGATGACCGCCAGCAGGATGTTTGGGGTGCCGATGGAGCTTATTGTTCGGGGTAACCCGGAATACGAGCTGCGGCAAAAAGGTAAAATTGCTACTTTGGCCTGTGGCTACCAGGGTAGCGTTGGAGCCTTAAAGGCCATGGGAGCTTTAAGCATGGGGCTATCAGAGGATGAGCTGCCGGAAATTGTTGCAGCTTGGCGGCAGTCTAACCCGAATATCGTAAAACTCTGGTGGGACGTGGAAGAAGCAGCTATTCGAGCCGTAAAAGATAGAACAGCGGTCAATATGCGATATGGGCTTAAATTTTATTACAAAAGCGGAGTGCTATTTATCAGATTGCCCTCAGGTAGGAGTCTAGTTTATGTGAGGCCCAGGATTGAACTAGATGAACGCTTTAACAAAGATAAACTGACCTATGAAGGTGTGGAGCTGGGCAAATGGTGTCGGATCGATACCTATGGGGGGAAAATCACGGAAAATATTGTCCAGGCCATTGCTAGAGATTGTTTGGCCGAATCTCTCCTAAGGCTGGATGCCGCCGGCTATAAAATCGCATTTCATGTGCATGACGAGGTGGTGTTGGATGTGCCTTATGGCTTTGGCTCACTTAAAGAAGTGGAGGCAATCATGAGCCAACCGATTGACTGGGCACAAGGGCTACCCTTGCAGGCAGAAGGTTTTGAGAGTGATTACTATATGAAAGATTAGGAGGTTTTCATTCATGAGAGATATGAAAATATTTAACCATAAAGAATTTGGGGAGTTAAGTATTTTAATTATCAATGGTAAAGAATACTTCCCCGCTAGCAGGTGTGCTGCCATCTTGGGATACACCAATACCAGAGATGCGATATCCCGTCATTGTCGTGGGGTCGTGAAACACGACATCATCGATAATCTAGGTCGAACACAAGAGACGAACTTTATCCCCGAAGGCGATCTTTACCGTTTAATTATCCGCTCCAATCTACCCAAAGCAGAGCAGTTTGAAAGATGGGTGTTTGATGAGGTGCTGCCTTCCATAAGGAAATTTGGGCTGTATGCCACTGATGCCCTCATTGATGACATCTTAAATAATCCTGACTTGGGCATTAAGCTGTTTACAGAATACAAGCAGGCCAAAGAAAGAGCCAAGCAATTGGAGCTGGAGACTGCCAAACAGAAGCAGATTATCGGCGAGCTAAGACCTAAAGCTTCTTACTATGATCTGATTGTACAAAATAAATCTTTAGTTCCCATCACCAAAATTGCCAAGGATTACGGCATGTCAGGCCGGGCCATGAATAAGCTGCTTCACGAATTAGGAGTGCAGTATAAGATGGGCAACACCTGGCTTTTGTACCAGGACTATGCCGATCAAGGTTATACCCAATCCAAGACCCACACCATTGATGCCGAAAGAAGTGTCATGCATACCTATTGGACACAAAAATGCCGACTGTTCCTTTACGACCTTTTGAAAAATAAGAGGGGCCTTTTGCCGGTAATTGAACGCAAAATCGCTTAAAGAGGGGGGGAGAAGCATGGATAAAATTAACCCTGACCACTACATGACAGGTGGCATAGAAACTATTGACTTTATTAAAGCCAAGCTTACCGAGGAGCAATTTAGGGGTTACCTAGCAGGAAATGTAATTAAATATCTCTCCCGCTTTGAACATAAGGCTGGGGAGGAAGATTTACAAAAGGCCCAGTGGTATCTAAACCGGCTGCTGGTGGACAAGGAGCGGAGAAGACCTGTCATTTATGTCTGCTCTCCGCTCCGGGGAGATGTAGAAAGAAACATCCAAAAGGCCATCGCCTACTCCCGCTTTGTTTACAGCCAAGGCGGTATTCCCCTAGCTCCCCATGTTATTTTCACTACTTTCCTTGATGATACTGACCCTGAGGAAAGAGCTGCAGGTTTGGAATTAGGTTTAGAACTACTGGAAATATGTGATGAACTATGGGCTAATGTAAAGTCCTTCATTATGTCAAATCACTCCCTTAAAGTATTGTAAAATCAATAAACAAGTCTCAAAAACTTCGCATAACAAACCTGTATAATGAAAATGCAAGCGATATGACTTGACTAAAAAAATGGAGGTTTGTTATGAGCGAACAAAGACACACCATATCCGAACTTGTGGATATGGCAAGGAACGAAATAATCCGGCTGCAGTACAGTCACTTCACCGTTGAGAATTACTCGAAAGTATGGAGAAATCTGCTGAAATATGCCGCTGAAAAAGGTGTTGCATATTTCTCGGAAGAATTTGGAGAGCAATTTCTGCGGGACCATTACAAATACGAACATGGATATTTGGAGCGAGAGCACAGAATAGTCCAGCCGCCAAGAATGGTCAGGGTGTTGGGACACTATCAATTACATGGGGTAATCATGCATGAGCGGCTCAATAGCAAGAAAATGCAACCGCCCGAAATATTTGCCCCGGTAATGCCCGATTTTTCAAAGTATTTAGCCGAATTGGGCTTGAAAGAAGGAAGCGTAGATGTTGTGACCAGAAATATTGTGCGTTTTTTGGAGTTCCTTTCGGTAAATCAAATCACCCGGCTTGATCTAGTGACTGAAGCACACATCACCGGATTTGCCGCCACACTTTTCAGGTATTGCTCAGAAACCATAGTGTCTTACTTTGGTTCGATGCGGCATTTTTTCAGATTTTTGCATCAGAAGGGATACCATCAAAAGGATTTATCTATTGCTGTGCCCCGGCATTTATCACGTCAAACACGATCTATCCCGTTCATTTGGAGCAAAGAGGACGTGGAGAAGTTGCTGGCAGCGGTTGACCGGGCGAATCCTATCGGGAAGCGAAACTATGCAGTACTGCTGCTTGTGACCAAGCTCGGTCTGAGAGACAGCGATGTTCAAAACCTTAAGCTTGGCGATTTGAAATGGGAAAGAAATTTACCCTTGTTGGATGATGTAGGGTTGGCTATTATTGATTACCTCAAATATGGCCGGCCTGTAAGTGAATGCCCTCATGTCTTTTTGAAGCATGTTCCGCCATATGACAGGATGCATGATTTTACCAGCATCGTGTACAAATATATGAATCTGGCTGGAATCAGCGTTAAAAACGGAACCCCGCACGGATTGCACTCGTTGCGACACACGATGGCGAGCAGGCTTTTGGAGCGAGATGTGCCGTTATCCACAATATCAAGCATTTTAGGACATGCCGACTTAAACTCCGCAAGTGTGTATCTGTCGATTGACATGAACAATCTGTTGAAATGCGCACTGGACCCGGAGGAGGTGTTCGTAAGTGAAAATTCCTGAAAAATACATGGAATTCACCTTCTCCAGCCCTATATCCGAATGTATAGAGAAATTCATCGCACAGCAAAGGGCAATCGGATTCGTCTTTAATGACCAGTCGAAGCATCTGCGTAGCTTTGACAGATTTGTCTCCACGCAAAACTGTCCACCAAACACACTCCCAAAAGAGCTTGTGAATATGTGGATAGACAGCCGTCCAAATGAAAAACCCACGACCCAACGAAAGCGCGCCAACCTGATAAAGCAATTGGGACAGTTTATGGTAAAAAACGGTTACGAAGCGTATATACCGCCCATCACCGTCACAAGAGCTATACCGCCGGATTACATTCCATACATCTACACAAACGAGGAATTGGCAAGGTTTTTTACGGCAACGGACAATCTGCCTCGTAGTTCCGCGAGCAATCGCAGTCTTGCCGCTCCGGTTTTCTTCCGAATGCTTTACGGCTGCGGGTTGAGAGAATCAGAGGGAAGAAAGCTGAGAGTACGTGATGTTGATTTAGAAAAGGGTACGCTTGCGATTAATGCTACAAAACTGGGAAAAAGTCGACTCATTCCTATGGCACCGTCCTTGTTGCAGCGTTGCAGGGATTACAGCCGCCAAGTCCATAAGCATTCTAATCCGGATGATTTTTTCTTCGCACCTTCCAAAGGCGGGATGTACAGCAGAGGCGCTTTTCTCAGAATGTTTCACGAAAGTCTGAGAAAAGCGAAAATTCCTTACGGCGGCAAAGGAAAAGGCCCCAGGATGCATGACCTGAGGCATACCTTCGCTGTCCATTGCCTCAGAAAATGGTCCCAAAATAGCACAGATATAACAACGGCGTTTCCTTACTTAGCTGTATACATGGGACATTGTGATTTGCGGAGTTCTCAATATTATCTCAGACTGACATCCGAGCTGTTTGAGCATATCACTGATTCCCTTAATGAACAGTTTAGTGATGTTATCCCAAAGGCAGGTGATGTCTATGAAAACAACTGATTTTTCTAAGTATCTGTCTGACTTTCTGGGCGTCTACTTGCCACGGGGAAGGAACATGAGTTCTCATACAATATCGTCTTACTGCGACACGTTCAGCCTATTTCTGCGATTTTGCAGGGATGTGAAAGGAATCAGAGCGGACAGGCTTTCCTTAGCCGACTTCAACAGTGATCTGGTTACCGCTTATCTGAAATGGATCGAGACCGACAGAAAGTGTAGCGTGTCAACCAGAAATCAACGGCTGGCTGCGATTTGCTCTTTTGTCCGATATGTTCAGATTGAATCGCCGCGACACATGTTTGAATTGCAAAAAATTCTCGCGATACCATTCAAAAAGGCAAAAGAACCCGTAGTAAGCTATCTTTCCGCAGATGAGTTGAAACTTCTACTGGAACAACCCGATACCTCGTCCATTTACGGAAGGCGCGACTTGGTTATGCTGAGCGTTCTGTATGATACCGGTGCAAGGGTACAAGAGCTTGTGGATTTGACGGTTAGAAATATCCGCCTTGAAAATCCGGCCCACATCACCCTGACGGGCAAGGGTGATAAATCAAGACAAGTTCCTCTGCTGCCAAAGACGGTTGATTTACTGCGCCAATATCTTGCTGAAATGAACCTGAGAACACCAGACAAGCTAGATTATCCGGTGTTTACCAACAATCAAAAAAAGAAGTTTACCCGTGCTGGTGTCGCATATCTTTTGGACAAATACGCAAAGATGGCGAGAACCTACAATCAACTGATTCCGGAGAAGGTGACCCCGCATATGCTTCGCCATACCAAAGCTATGCATTTGCTGCAGGCTGACGTTAACATTATTTATATTCGAGATATTTTGGGGCATGTCGATGTCGCGACAACGGGTGTCTATGCCCGCGCCGATACAAAAATGAAGCGTGCCGCGTTGGAAAAAGCTGATGACACCAAACTGCCAAGCTCTATCCCGCCATGGGCGAAGGATCAGGATTTATTAAACTGGCTCAAAAATTTAGGAAAGGATGTGTAAATCATCAATTATTATGCGAAGTTTTCTTGCCTCAAAGCCTGTGTTTCAACAGGCTTTAAGATTCTACTTTTCATAACAAATCTCTTTACATTAATTGGAGATAGGATTTCGGAAGGTATGGCCGGTGAGATTGCCCGGGCGGGAGAGCTGGGCCTTAGGGTAAAGCGGTTTAATAGCCAACTGGAGGCGGTTGCCTTATGACAAATGTAATCGCCCAAACAGCCCAACAGCTGCTAAAACAAAATTGGCATTGCATCCCACTTAAGCCCAGAGGGAAAAAACCTATTGAAGCTAAATGGCAAGAACGACTTATTAAAGCGGAAGAAATCAATCAAGTTTTTACCCCGGACCGCAATATCGGCTTACTTTTAGGGGAGCCTTCGGACTGGATTGTAGATATTGACTGTGACACGCCGGAAGCTGTAATTACCGCCAGCTACCTAATGCCCGGGACAGATCTCTCCTTTGGCCGAAAAAGCATCGGGAAAGCACATTTATTATACCGCTGCCTAGAAGCACAAACTGTCAAGTTCCAAGATCCTATAGAGAACATTACCATTTTGGAAGTTCGCAGTACCGGTAGTCAAACTATGATACCACCCTCAACCCACCCTACAGGCGAAAAGGTGATCTGGATGGGCCAAGGCAAGCCCAAAGAGCTGGCTAATGTCGAGCTGGTTAAAGCAGCCCGGCTCACAGCGGCGGCAGCTCTTTTGGCCCGCCACTGGCCAGAGGCCGGGGCCCGTCAGGATACCGCTTTACATCTCTCCGGTGCTCTGGCCCATGCCGGCTGGGGCTTGGAAGAGATAAAAACTTTTATAGAGGCCGTGGTGGATGCTGCCAAAGATGATGAAGCAGATATGCGCCTTAAAGCATTAGGCTATGCCATAGATAAACTGCAAAAAGGAATGCCCGTTAGCGGTTGGCCAAAGCTTGCCGGAATAGTAGGAGATAAAATTGTAGGCCGGATGCGGGAGTGGATGGGTATTAGCTCGGTTATCAATGATTTTGGCAGTGGAATCTTTCGCCGTACAGATACCGGCAACGCTGAACGCTTAGTGTTTCACCACGGGGAGGAACTTCGCTATTGCTATCAACTGGGTAAATGGCTCATTTGGAACGGCAAGCACTGGGAAGTTGACGATAGTGGTGAGATTTACCGCAAAGCTAAAGATACAGTGCGCCGCATTGGAGCAGAAGCTATGCAAATTTACGATGAAACTGAACGCCGGGCAATGCTCAAATGGGCTATCACCTCAGAGTCCCGCACCCGACAAAGAGACATGATTACCCTGGCCGAAAGCCATCTGCCGGTGGCTCAAGATCAGCTGGATACAGATCCTTGGCTTCTAAATGTGCAAAACGGTACTTTAGATTTAAAGACCGGAGTGCTGATGCCTCACAACAGGAAGCAACTGTTAACTAAAATCTGTCCTGTGGCCTACCATGAATCGGCTAGCAGTGAGCTTTGGGATAGCTTCTTAAAGAGGGTACTGCCAGATGAAGAAGTAAGAAATTTTGTCCAGCGGGCTGTAGGCTATAGCTTAACTGGGGATTGCGGCGAAGAAGTGCTCTTTTTTCTCTACGGCACAGGGCGTAACGGCAAAAACAAATTCATTGAAGCCATCCAGTATGTTATGGGTGATTATGCCAGTACCACCCGTCCTGAAGTATTTATGGAGAAAAAGCACGATACCATCCCTGTGGAGTTGGCAGCTCTCAAAGGAGTGCGTTTTACCAGTACCGTGGAAACCGGCTACGGCCAGCGCTTCGCCGAAAGTCTAATTAAACAAATAACTGGTGGGGATGAAGTGCAAGTGCGCTTTATGCGCCAGGATCCCTTTACCTACAAACCTCAGTTTAAGATCTGGCTAGCCAGTAACAACAAACCGGATATTAGGGGCCGGGACCAAGGCATCTGGTCTAGGATCATGTTAATCCCTTTTACAGTGACCATTCCTCCAGAAGAGCGAGATAAACAACTAGGAGAAAAGCTTAAAAAAGAAGGTGAGGCTATTTTGGCTTGGGCGGTAAAAGGATGTCTAGCTTGGCAAAAGGAAGGCCTCAATCCCCCGGAGCAAGTGTTGGATGCGGTGAGTGAATACCAGGAGGAGACAGATAGATTGGCTGAATTCTTTGAGGACTGCTGCAGCTTAAACCCTTTAGCTAAAACCACCACCAGGGATTTATATAGCGCTTATGAAATGTGGTGTGCGGATAACGGGGAAATACCGGTTAGGAAAATTTCCTTCTCAAGGATGCTGGGGGAGCGAGGGTTTTCAAGAGTGAGGATTGGGACCACTGGTTCCCGGGGCTGGGCTGGTATAAAGGTGGCAAAGAAAAAAGAATCAGGACCCGGTGAGGTGTTTGACATTTTAAGCTAAGAAGATAAGGGCTGATAGCAGTTAAGGTAAAAAGGTTTTATAGCGTAAACTAAAATCCTATTTGCAAACTTGAAAGTAAGTGTCAATAGCGTCAGTTTATAGACCATAATTTGGAAAATGCGGACACACAGACGCTAACAGACCAGAATTTCTATATAACTCTTATGTAGCTATTTTTCTATATGTCTATAGTAAAAACTGCGTCTATAAGTGTACAGTGTCTGGATATAAAAATGACGCTACTGACATCAAAAGCAAGGTTAGTATTGAGAGTTAATAATTAAATGATTGAATTTGGAAAATGATGTCGGCGGTGTCGTTAGGGATAGGTGATTCAATTGAGGGAAAAAGAAATCGAAGCAAAACTGAAAAAGGAAGTTGAAAAAGTAGGTGGACTGGCCTTGAAGTTTATCTCTCCAGGAATGGCCGGTGTGCCGGATCGACTTGTGCTTTTGCCTTATAAAGTGATAGCTTTTGTGGAGCTTAAAGCACCAGGGGAGCAATTGAGACCCCTGCAACTGAAAAGAAAAAAGCAGTTAGAAAAATTGGGTTTTAAGGTTTATGTTATAGATACTATTCAAGCGTTGGATGTTTTTTTGGGGGAGATGATGGGATGAAGTATATTCCTTACGATTATCAGGAATACGCTTTGAAATTTATTTTGAATCGAAAAGCAGCCGGTATCTTTTTAGACTGCGGTTTGGGCAAAACGGTGATTACTTTAACAGCTATCGCTGAACTAATGCACAACTATTTTGAAATAGCCCGGGCGTTGGTGATTGCTCCACTACGGGTGGCAGAGAATGTATGGGACGCTGAAGCAAAAAAATGGGACCACTTAAAACACTTACGAATCGCTAAGGTGCTGGGCACAGAAAAGGAGCGCATCCAAGCATTAAACACCAGCGCCGATATCTATGTGATAAATCGGGAGAACACCAAGTGGTTAGTTGATTATTATAAAAAAGACTGGCCCTTTGACATGCTGGTGTTAGATGAGCTATCCAGCTTTAAGTCTCCCAAGGCTCAAAGGTTTAAGGCACTTCGCAAAGTGAGACCCCTTTGTAAGCGGGTGGTGGGTCTTACTGGCACTCCTGCTCCCAACGGACTTATTGATCTATGGTCACAGGTTTACCTTTTAGACAGTGGCAAAAGACTAGGTAAAACCTTAACCGGTTACCGAGAACGCTACTTCTTACCTGATAAGCGCAACCACCATGTGGTTTTTTCCTATAAACCAAAAGAAAGTGCTGAAAAAGCTATCTATAAAAAGTTATCGGATATCTGCATCAGCATGAAAAATAAAGACTATCTAAATATTCCAGAGCGTATAGACAATATTGTGCCAATTAAGCTGCCGCCCAAAGCTATGGAACAGTATCGGAAATTAGAAAAAGACCTGTTGCTACCACTTCTGGAGGGAGATGTGGTGGCTGGAAGTGTAGCGGTGCTTACCAATAAACTCTTACAGATAGCTGGCGGGACGGTCTATGACGAGCAGGAGAAAGTACAAGTGTTACATGATGAAAAACTTAAAGTTTTAGAGGACTTGATAGAGGCAGCCAACGGTAAACCGGTTTTGGTTTACTATGCTTATCGGCACGAATTGGAGCATATTCAAAAGCGCTTTGATTGCCGGGTGTTAGACAAGTCAAAGGATATTGAGGATTGGAATAAAGGTGAAGTGCCGGTGATGCTGGTCCATCCAGCTTCCGCTGGCCACGGCTTGAATCTTCAAGACGGCGGTAGTACCATCATCTGGTTCGGGCTGCCTTGGAGCTTGGAATTGTACCAACAAGCTAATGCCCGTATCCACCGCCAGGGTCAGAAAAGCACTGTGGTGGTGCATCACTTAGTTGCTAAGGGAACAATTGATGAAGATGTTATGCGGGTATTAGCTAACAAGAAAGCCGGACAAGAAGCCTTGTTGCAAGCGGTGAAAGCCAGGGTGCGGGATGTTTACCAGGAGGCGATTTGATGCAGAATTGTTTTGCTTATAAACAAAATGGCTGCACAGCCTTGAAGATAAAAAAGTGCGAAGGCTGCAGTTTCTATAAAACCAAAGAGCAGTATAAGCTAGACCAACAAAAAGTAGTAGAGCGGATTCTTTTACTAGATGAGGAGAAAAGGATTTATATTATTCAATCCTACTACGGTGGAAAAATGGGAGGTGTTGTAATATGAATGCCAAGGAATATCTATCCCAAGCCCTTTGGATTGATCAAAGAATAGATAGTAAGATTGAGCAGTTAGAAATACTGAGGTCACTGGCCACCAAAGTGACGGCAAACCTCAAAGAAGAAAAGGTATCTGGTGGTAACAATACGAAAAGCCATATGGAAAATACTATTGTGAAGATTATTGATTTGGAAAAGGAAATCAACGAGGATATTGATCGTCTTGTGGATATGAAGGCGGAGATCAGAGATACCATAGGTCAAGCAAATGATCCCGTATGCCAGCTGCTCTTAGAGTTAAGATATATTAACGGTAAAGCTTGGGAGGAGATAGCCAGGGATATAGGGTTTGATATAAGAACAGCTTTTAGGCTTCACGGTAAAGCTCTAAAAGAAATTGAGGAAATTATAAAATGTCAGTGAATGTCATAGAATGTCAGTATCAAAGTAAGGTATCATATAAACTGTAGAGGTATAGAAAATCAAGAGTACTAGATGCTGTTTGGATATGCCTTGGGATAGATCGCTTCGACTCCTAAGGAAACGCAGCATTCTTGATAACGAGCCCTTGGGAATTAAATTCTCCGGGGCTTTTTCTATACCCATTAAAGAGGTGATTAAATATGCCTAGAAAACCATTAAAACCTTGTCGTCATCTTGGGTGTCCTGAATTGGCCGAAGGAAGGTATTGCAGCAAACATCAAAGGCGAGTAGATAGGGAATACAACCGTAAGCATAGGCAACACCAGAATCTATACAAAAGTGCCCGGTGGCAGCGGTTGAGGAGGCGGTTCCTGCTAAAATATCCTCTCTGCGTAGAGTGTGAACGACAGGGTCGGATTACTCCAGCAACGGTAGTAGATCATATTAAACCCCACAAAGGTAAGCTAGAACTATTCTGGGATGAGGATAACTTACAGGCTCTTTGTAAATCCTGCCACGACCGAAAGACTGCCAAAGAAGGCCGCTGGGGTGAAAAAGGCAAGGTTTATACTTACTAACTCAATGGGGTGGGGGGTATCAATCTTTACAGCCTTTGGCCCCAGGAGCGGCGGCGGGCCTTCGCGTGAGATTTCGCGAAATTCAGGGAGGGGGGGTTAAGAACCTTATTTACGCTAAAAGGGGTGATATAATTTTGGAAATTCAAAAGATACCGATAGAAAAATTAAACCCGGCTAAATATAACCCCAGGAAAGATTTAAAGCCGGGAGATCCGGAATACGAAAAGCTTAAAAAGTCCATGGAAACCTTCGGCTATGTGGAGCCCATTATTTGGAATAAGCGAACCGGCAACATTGTCGGCGGTCATCAGAGATTGAAAATAGTGATGGAGCAAGGCCAAGCTAAAATAGACTGTGTCGTTGTGGACTTGGACCAGACGCAGGAAAAAGCCTTAAATGTGGCCTTAAATAAAGTCAGTGGTGAGTGGGATTTGCCGAAACTTGCCGATTTAATCAGTGAACTGGACAGTGAACTTTTCGATATTTCCTTGACCGGCTTTGATGCTGCTGAAATCGAAGATTTGTTTTCTAAAGTCCACAATAAAGATGTTAAAGAAGATGACTTTGATGTAGATGAAGCGTTAGAAGAAATAGATGAACCAATCACCAAGTTAGGAGATGTATGGCTATTAGGAAAACACAGGCTAGTATGTGGAGATAGCACTGAATCTAAAACCTACGAAATTCTACTGGAAGGAAAAAAGGCCAACCTTTGTGTTACCGACCCGCCCTACAATGTAAATTATACAGCGGGTAGGGAAAAGGAAAGAACAATTAAAAACGATAATATGGAAGATGCCAACTTTTATGAGTTTCTAATAGCAGCCTTTAAAAACATCTATAACTTTTTAGATGATGGTGCTTCTGCCTATATCTTTCATGCTGATACTGAGGGGTTTAATTTTAGAAAAGCTTTCAAGGATGCTGGTTTTCATTTAGCTAATGTGTGCATTTGGGTCAAACAGTCTTTGGTGCTGGGGAGATCAGACTACCAATGGCAGCATGAACCAGTTCTTTATGGCTGGAAACCAACCGGTAGACACCGCTGGTATGCAGACAGAAAGCAAACCACCATTTGGAATTTTGATAGACCGACAAAATCAGAATTGCATCCAACAATGAAACCGGTACCCTTGGCGGCCTACCCTATACAAAATAGCAGTATGACTAATTGCATTGTATTGGAACCTTTTGCCGGTAGTGGCTCAACAATTATCGCTTGTGAGCAAACAGACCGCATTTGCTATGCAATTGAACTAGATGAAAAATACTGTGATGTAATCGTTAAAAGGCATATTGAATATATAGGCTCTGGCGAAGATGTTTTTCTAATAAGGGATGGGAAGAAGATTCCTTATAAAGATTGCTATTAAGTTTGCACCTAAAAGTCCGTTTTCAAAAACCAAAGCGGTCATTAAAGTGCAAAAGAGATAAAAAGAATCCTCTATAATCCTTGACTTATCTGTGTTTATAAGTGATGTATAGACTACCAAAAATACACAGGGGATAAGAAACAATGAAAAAAAGCATTATTTGGAAGAAAGCTTAGCAATCCTGAGGAGTTAAAGGAATTAACAGAAAGGGCAGTAGCAGCTGGGGAAACCGGTGAAGCCTACACAGTAACCCGGGAGGTTAAACTAAGCGGCGAGAAGTTCAAGAAATTTGCCGAGAACCTTTCGAAGACCAGCCTTGAATCAGCCCAGAAGACGGAGGGATTAATAAACAAAATGAAGTTTGCTGCATCCGGGTCATTACCAAGAAACTGGCGAACGAGTGCTTATAAACAGTGAAGGCTACACCTATCCTCGGTACACGGCTTTAGAGAAATAATAATCAGCCCTTAGGGGCTTTTTTACTTGCTATTTCTGTGGTTTTGAGTGATGTATATACATACCAAAAACCACAGGAGGGATTGATGATGACAAGGAAGGAGCTTGTACATAAGTTAGCTCAACATTTAGAAGTAACACCAGTTTATTTAGCGGCACCCAGCTTCGCTTACCAGGTAGGAGATTACACCGTTGACCGGCATGGCAGCATTTTAGATGCACAGGGACAGGTAGTAGGGCTGGAAGAACTGCTGAGGAATTTGGGAACAAAGGAGGAAGCGCAAGTGGAAGCTACGTTAAACCAAGAAACTGCTGATAAAACAGAATCAACTATTTTGCAAGTGGAGATTCCCCTGGAAGGCTATGAGGGGAAAAGCTTAAGAAACTTGCTACATCTGCTTTACAATAACCAGCCCCTTATAAAAAAGAGTTTAGGGTTAAAAAGTGATCTGGTCAGTGAGGAAATTATCGCTGCCTTAATGCAGGAACGGATGGTGACATTAGATCATTTTAATAAGGCACTGGAAGGGGTAAACTGCCCCCACATTGACTTTGATTTTTATAAAGAAATCATTACCTTTAAGCTAGACACTGATGAGGTGAACCCGGAGAAGGTAGAGGCAACTACAAAACTTCTAGCGCAGGCAAACATCAATGCCAGAAGACTCAAGCGCAATGTGGCGGCGAAAGTAAAGGTGACCGATAACGAGAAGTTTACTTTTAGAACTTGGCTATTGCGCTTGGGGATGGTCGGTGACGAATACAAACTGGCTAGAAAGATTCTTTTACAAAACCTATCTGGGAACAGTGCTTTTAGAAAACCGGCGAAGTAGGAAGCGTAAAAATGGATAAGCCAAAATGTAAACTAATTGGCCAGGATGGCAACATCTTTAACCTTATGGGCATTGCCAGCAGAATCTTAAAAAGAGCCGGGCGAAAAGAACAAGCGGAGGAGATGATTGAAAGAATCAGTAATTCCGGTAGCTATCACGAGGCATTGAGGATCATTTGGTGCAGAATTTAGAAGACGCTGGTTTTACCGTAGTGCCTTTTGGTCAGGGGTTTAAGGATATGAGTCCACCTACTAAGGAGCTAATGAAATTAACTTTGGAGGGGAAAATTGCTCATGGTGGCCATCCAGTGCTTTCTTGGATGATGGATAACATCCATGTGCAAACGGATCCTGCCGGGAACATTAAGCCGGATAAAGCTAAATCCACGGAAAAAATTGACGGGGCGGTGGCCTTGATTATGGCTTTGGATCGATGCATTAGGAATGAAGGGAGATCGGAAACTTCGGTTTATGATGAGCGGGGGTTGGTAACATTCTAAACTTGCGAATATATTGCATATTGCAATACAAAATGGTAAAATATAAATACTAAAAGGAGGCGATATGCATGTCGAAAACTACAAGTATTTTTGCTCGTGTTGAGCCGGAAATAAAAGAACAAGCAGAAATGGTATTAAACAAACTTGGCATACCTATGTCAAATGCTATTAATATTTTTTTAAGACAGGTTGTTTTGCAAAACGGATTACCATTTGAGGTTAAAATCCCGCAGAATAGACCTCTTGCAATTGAGGATTTAACACCCGAGGAGTTTAATAATGAAATTGAAAAAGGGTTTAATGATTTAAAGGCAGGCAGAGTTGTATCTGCGGATAAAGTAGCCGAGCGTATTAAAAAGGAATATGGGTATGAGTTATAAAATTATTTATACCGAAGAATCAGAGCAGGATCTTGTAAATATTTACAGGTATATTGCAATGGATTTATTAGTAACAGAAACTGCGAAAAATCAAATCGAAAGAATTATGAAGGCAATTAAAGGCCTGGATGAATTGCCCTTGCGGTATAAACTATACCATAACGAACCATGGCACAGTAAGGGTTTGAGAGTTCTTCCAGTGGATAACTATCTTGTATTTTATATAGTAGTTGAAGAAGAAAAGATGGTTGCAATAGTAAGAGTAATGTATGGTGGGCGTAATATAGAATTGCAATTATCGAACACAAAAAATGTTGAATAATATAAAATTCATAATGGCATCTCAATTGAGGTGCCTTTTTTATGCCCAATTTTAGGGAGGTGAGCCCTTTGTATGAAAATACCTATATTATCTAAGCTATTTAAGTCCCGGGCCAGTCCTAAGAACACTTTCTGGAAAAATGCATATGCTTTCTTTTTTTGGCCCTACACCCAGCGGTAAGACCGTCAATGAGCGTACGGCTATGACTACATCAGCAGTCTATGCCTGTGTGCGGGTGATATCAGAAACCATTGCCTCATTACCTTTACATGTTTACAGGCGTACTGGGCAAGGCAAGGAAAAGGCAGTGGACCATGGGCTTTACTACCTACTTCACGATGAGCCAAATCCGGAGATGACCTCATTTGTGTTCAGGGAAACACTGATGGGTCATCTTTTACTTTGGGGCAACGCTTACGCTCAGATTATCCGAGATGGCAGAGGGCAGGTGATTGGCCTTTACCCTTTACTGCCGGACCGTATGGAGGTGGGGCGCACTAAAAAAGGTGAGCTTTACTACCGCTACTTAAAAGATGGCCAGGAATACTTTTTGCGCAAAGAAGAAGTATTGCATATTCCGGGCCTTAGCTTTGATGGACTGGTGGGCTACTCTCCTATTGCTATGGCGAAAAATGCAATCGGTATGGCTCTGGCTACGGAAGAATACGGTTCCAAGTTTTTCGCTAACGATGCCCGGCCTAGTGTGGTCTTAGAACATCCAGGCATCTTAAAGGACCCGGAGAAGATTCGAGAAAGCTGGAACAAAATTTACCGAGGTAGCGAAAGTGCCCATAAGGTTGCAGTGTTGGAAGAAGGTATGAGTGTTAAGACTTTAAGTATACCCCCAGAACAAGCCCAATTTCTAGAGACCCGCAAGTTTCAGATTGAAGAAATCTGTCGCATCTTTCGGGTACCGCCACATCTAGTGGCAAATTTGGAACGGGCTACTTTTAGCAACATTGAGCACCAATCCATTAGCTTTGTGGTACACACCATTAGGCCCTGGCTAGTGCGATTAGAACAGGCTTTTAACAGTACCCTCTTTAGCAGGGCAGAGAAAGGGAAATACTTTGTCAGCTTTGTGGTAGACGGTCTTTTAAGGGGAGATTATGAATCTCGCATGAAAGGTTATGCTATTGGGATTCAAAACGGCTTTATGTCCCCTAACGATGTAAGAAGCTTAGAAAATATGAACCCCATACCGGAGTCGGAAGGAGGAGATACCTATATGGTAAATGGCAACATGCTGAAGCTAAAAGATGTAGGTGGCTATGTAAAAGAAAGAGCAGGGGGTGATTTTTTTGCCGCCAGTCAAATTTACACCATGCTTAAAGAATATCAAGGGAAAGTCACGGTTAAGATCGACGGCATCGCCGCCAGTGCTGCTGCAGTGATTGCCATGGCTGGAGATCAGGTGCTGATGTCTCCAACAGCCATGCTCATGATCCACAACCCAACCACTTTTGTTTGGGGTGAGGAAAGCGATATGCAGGAAGGAATTGAGATGCTATCGGAAGTGAAAGAAGCCATCATTAACGCTTTTGAAGCGAAAACAGGCTTAGAGCGAAAACAAATCGCCAAGATGATGGACACTGAGACATGGTTTAGTGCCGGTAGGGCGGTAGAACTGGGGTTTGCTGACGAGATCCTTTATCAGGAGGTGCCACCTCAGGTAACAGATTTTATGTTTGATAAGGTTACCATGGTAAATGCTTTAATGCGGAAGCTGCCGGCTAAGGCTGAGAACAAACAGGACGGTGTTTCTTATGAACAGCTGCTAAAAAGGCTGAACTTAATTAAATGAGCAAGGAGGAAAAAATAATGAGCAAAATTATGGAGTTACGGGAAAAACGGGCTAAAGTCTGGGAACAGGCTAAAGCCTTCTTAGATGAAAGACGTGGAGAAGATGATTTACTGTCAGCGGAGGATGCTGCCACCTATGAAAAAATGGAGACAGAGGTAGTGAACTTAGGCAAGGAGATCGAGCGTTTAGAGCGTCAGGCAGCCCTTGACCTGGAACTTTCTCAAGCTACAAGTCAGGCTCTAAGGACAATGCCTGGTGTAGGAGAGGAGAAAAAAGGTCGGGCTACAGATGAATACACGAGAGCATTCTGGAAACATATGCGCAACCGGGGCGATTTTGAAGTTCGCAATGCTTTAACTATCGGCATTGATTCTGAAGGCGGATATTTAGTCCCCGATGAGTTTGAGCGTACCTTGATTGAAGCCTTGGAAGAAGAAAATATCATGCGCCAGCTGGCTAAGGTGATTACTACTTCCAGTGGGGATAAAAAAATCCCGGTAGTAGCCTCTAAAGGGACTGCTGCCTGGGTGGATGAAGAAGGTGCTATCCCGGAAGATGATGATGTCTTTGGTCAGGTCTCCATCGGTGCCTATAAAGTGGCTACCATGATTAAGGTATCAGAGGAACTGCTAAATGACAGTATCTTCAACCTGGAAAGCTATATTGCTAATTGATGTACTACATAGTAGGACTAAAGAAGAATTAAATAAATGTTTACAGCAATATCCTAATATCAGGGTAGTAAGTCGAGATGGTTCACAATCATATGCCGCAGCAATAACAGAAACTATAACAACAGCCCTACAAGTATCTGATAAATTTCATCTTATTAAAAACTTATTAGAAGCCGTAGGTTCCTATATAAAAGGTTATACTGATAATCAAATTGCGAGACAGCTTGATTGTAGTCTGACTCATGTTAGATACTATAAAAGCAGTATAAAAGCCAAAGGACATAAATGGTGA